CATCATCGGCGCCGCGATGCTGAGCGACATCGAGCGGCCGATAGCCTGCATCTGACTTCCCACCCTGTTGAGATGGGAGGTCGCATTGCGCAGGCCGGAGGCGAACTGCGCGCTGTCCAGGCCGAGGTTGACGCGCAGCGCGCCGATGACGGCGTTGAGGCTCATGCGGATGGATCCTTTCGGCGCGTCTGCAGGTATTCGGCCATGGTGATCCCGCGCATGCCGCGCACGGAGGCGCGCAGCCGCATCTCGAGAAACTCCGGTGGCTCTTTCTTGACGTCTCCGCCCACGTACTGCGCGCGGCTCGGCGGTTTCTTCATCAGCGGCAGCATGGCCACGTCCCAGGCCATGGCCCGCTCACGGCGGATGCGGTTGGCGGCGCCGGTCATCATGGCGCGGAACTCCTGGAACGAAACCTCCCAGAAGAGCGCGGGAGGAAGGCCGGCCTCGACCCAGGTCGTGAGCAGCGAAGGCCAGTCTAGCCGGCCTTCGCCTTCCGAGGGTTTTCACCCTTGCCCGCCTCCGGATCGTTGATGGCCCGCCCCACCGCCTGCCCCCAGAGAGAGGCCTCCGAGAGGATGACGAGGTCTCCGACCTCCTCGAGCGACAGGCTGTGGTGCTTGCGCAGCCCGGCCCAGAGCACGACACACATGAGCCGGAGGTCCTGCGTCTTCTCCATCTCGGCCAGTACCTGCTGGAACGGCTTTCCGCCGCACTGATCCTGGATGGCGATGCAGGCGCCGAGCGTGAAGGCGAGCGTGAACTCGCCGGCCTCCACCCGCACGATGGACTCACCCTTCATCGGATTGGCCATGCGCTTAGGTCTCCGTCTCGGTGAAGACGCGAGCCATGACCTTCCACGATGCCGTCACCATCTGCTTCTCGCCGACGGAGGACGACGGGAGGTAATCGTTGACGTAGGCCATGAAGGTCCAGACGTCGCCGCCGTTCGGCGTGATCTCGAGCAGCACGATCTCGCGTTCGCCCAGGGCGGTCTTGTCGGCGAGCTCCTTGAGCAGGATGTCGGTATCGGAGCCGGGCCAATACTGGAGCTCGAGATCGTAATCGGCGACCGGCTTCATCCCGGGCTTGGTCTCGCGGGTGCGGCCCGGCGACTGGAAGTGGGTGACGTCGATGTCCTCGGGCGGCTGCGAGGGGATACCCGCGGTCTCGCCGCCCATGATCTGGGTCCACACCGGAACCACCCCGCGACCCACACGGATAACGGTGCCATAGCCGATGTCGACCTGGCTAAGCTGCTCAGGCATGTCCTTCTCCATCAATGGTGGTTTGAAAGCGCCCGCCCACGGCGCAGAGAACGGGCGCTAGAGCGTTTTGCGATCCGATGGAATCGGATCGCGCGCTCTAGAGTCTTGATTGGTCGCAATTTCTTGCGACGAACCGGCATCCACTTCGTCGGAAAATGCTCTAGCTGGCCGCGCGCGACCAGATCCGGAAATCGAGCGAGACCGTGTGGAAGAGACCTGGTCCCGTGTGGTCCCGCCTCTGCCGCTCCATGAGCAGGAACGCGCCGCTGACGTAGGTGCCGGAAATCGTGCCGCGGTAGCCGGAGAGGATCGATCGGATCGCGTCCCGCACCTCGAAGGCGCGCCCGAGGTTGGTATCGCGCACGTCGATCTGGATGCGGCTCTCGTCCATGCCGTCGCTGCCCTGGAACGTATAACCGGGAACGCGGCTGACGACGTACATGACAACGGCCGGCGCCGCCGAACCCTGCGGGATCTCTCCCCAATAGACGCGGGACCCGACAAGCGCGGCGACAGGGCCGCTGCCTACGAGCAGCGCACGGAGTGCGGCCTCCATCACGTCCTCCTCGCGACGCGGGCGCTTCTCGCCGCGGCACGCCGCGCTGCTTTAGCGATCTCGATGCCAAGATCGGCCTTGATCATGCTCAACACCGCGGTTTTCCGGCTGTCCCATGCCGGGCGCATGTAGGGGTGCGGAGGATGGTCATCCCCGCCGAACTCGCGTAGCGTGGCCTGCGGAAGGCCGCCCGCACCAACAAACACCTCCGCGAAGTTTGCCGAGGCCTCGCCGGACCGGACGGCACGACGATGCAGCCGCGCCTGCCGGCGTGTCAGCTTCGTTCCGACGCCGATGCTGTCTCTCAGATCACCCTCATCCACAGGTGCCAGTTGCCTGGCCTCGATTGCAACCGGCGTCAGCGCCTTCTTGCCGACGCGGCGGAGCACGTTTCGAGCCGTCGCTCTCGAAAGCTCGCCCAACGCCTGGTCGAGTTCTCTCAAGCCTTCCACCTTGAGCGTCAGTTTCATTCCGCCCGCGCCGTTCCTGTGAGCCTGATGCCAACGCGACGGCCGATCTCCCGGGCGTCCGAGATATTGTATTCCCGGCCCTGGTAGAGCAGCCGGTCGAGCGGCGTGATGGTCGCGGACAGAGACGACCACCGGACCTCGAAAACATCCGTCGCCTGGGCGCCGATTTCGGCGGCCGCCAGTATCTCCCGCGCCGACGCGCGCCGCCACGAGGACCAGACCGTCGCGAAGTCGGACCACGTCTCGACCGGCAGCCCGGTAACGGTGTCTGTCGAAAGCGTTCTCCGGCGAAGGGTGATGCGGCGGTCCAGGTTGCCCGCAGGGAAGGCGCTCACAGCCGGCAGAACCACGTGAAGTTGTCGTCCGTCTCCACCGGCACGCCCCACAGGGATGCCCATTCGTCGACGGCCCGGTCGACGCCGGAGAAGTCGTACTCCGGCATCGCGTTCCCATAATCGTGTCCGCAGATCCAGCCGCCCGGCCTCACCTTTGGCACCCATGCGGCGAGATCCGCCTTCACGCCGGCATAGGAATGATCGGCGTCGATGAACACGAAGTCCATCGATCGGTCGTTGATCAGGCTGGCAGCCTTCAGCGATGGCCTGGCGATGATCGTCGCGCGGCCGGCAGAACGGGCCGCCACCCCCTCGGCGAACGCCCGGTTTGCGGACGCCTCCTCGACCGATAGCCCGGAACAATAGTCGCGCGTGTCCCTGTACCGCTCCGGCTGCTGGCCGGCCGGCAACCAGTTGTCGACCATGAACAGGCGGGAGACACCGTGCCGCAACAGGTAGCCCGAGAGAACCCCGCGGAAAACGCCGACCTCGACCCCGCGCGCGCCCTTGCCGACGCGCCTCAGAATAGCGTCTCCCCGCTGGGCAGCGCCGCCCCTCTTATCCGTCACTGCCATAGCTCGGGTACCCATCCCTGCTTGATATCCGCGGGCTTCGGGCGCCCGTGAAACGCGACCACAGCAGCCCCGTCCGCCGGCGCCGCCTCGCACCCGTGCACCTTGTAGGATGCGACCGACGTCTCGCCGAACAGGTCCCGGAACGTCGCCACCGGCTTTCCCGCCAGCGCCAACTGGTCCTCGATGAACGCCTGGTCGCCGATGCGGGGCCGGAGGTCCTTATCGTAGCGCCGCGCGATGGAGACCGGGCTCGCCGCGAATGCCCGGGCGATAAACGAGTAGTCTCCGCACCACGCCATCGCCGTCGAGCACTTCATCCGCGGCCGGTAATACTCGTGGGCCATCGTGAACGCGTGCGAATGTGCTGCGATGCGGTCCAGGGAGCCGACGACGACGGTATCGAGATCGAAATAGAGCGTCGGCCCGGTGAACGCGTCGAACAAGCCGATCTTCGACCACCATCCAGGCCATGGATGCGTGATCCGGACGCGCTCGCACGGCACATCCATGTCGGTGAGGCAGACGAAGCGATAGGGGCGCGTCAGGTTGCGGCGCACCCCTCGCTCGAGCTTCATCACCCATCCCGCGTCATAGGCACCGCCCGAGCGCAGGACGCAGGCGACGGTCAGCGGTCGTTCGTCGCGAGCCATGCCGCCACCATGTCCCTGATTTCTCCGATGATGGCGCGGCGGATCACGATCTGGTCGCGCAGCGAGTAGCGCTCGCTTTCCGGTAGGTGCATGAACGGCAGATCGTTCAGCATGACAGGTCCGCCCGCCGCCATTTCGAAATGGCGCGGGCGGTCCGTAAATCTGGCCAGCACGTCCCCGGCACCGGTAAGCACCTCAGCGTCCGGGAGGACCGCCGCGTAGTCGTTGACGATGCAGGGCACGTCGATGCCGAGGGTCAGCGCCGCCCACAAACGCGAGCCGCCGAGATACTCGGAAACGATCAGGTTGGAGCGACAGCGCACGGCGGGCGGCAACTCGTCCCATCTGCGCCGTTCCAGTCGGCCAGCCGCGACCATGATCGGGTTGCGGAACCCATCGCGGGCGACAGACGCGAGAAGCCGCTCATAGTGCCCAGAGACCGCGTTGAAGCGACGCACATAATGCGCCTCGATGAGGTCGCGGAGCGGCTCGTAGCGAGGATGGTGCCAGCGCTCCCTGCCGCCCCACTTCCTGCTGATCTCCGGCAGGTACCGGGGGGACGTCAGATTGACGATGCGTTCCGGTTGAAGGACGGCATACCGGACGACACAATCAGGGCGCAGCGTGCCCATCCGGCTCCTGGCGCCAGATGCGATAGGGTGCGAGCAGGGCGCGGACGCTTCGCGGAAGCAGCGCGTCGTGAACAACGGATGCATCCCCCTTGCGTTCGTCGTAGAAGTGCCCGACCAAAAGCATTATGGCGACGGTGAGGGTCGCGTCGATCTCGATCGCCGTGCCGTCGTCGCCGCTTGGCGGCGCGCCGGGCGGACTGTCCTCGGCGCTCGGATAGATCACGCGATCGATGTATCTGGAGACCGCGCGCTCCGCGGCCGCCATATACAGTTCGATCTCCCGATCCTCGTCCGAGGAATCAACCCGCAAGTGCTTCTTTGCGAGCGTCAGCGTAATGAGGGCCATGGGCATCCTGCAAAGCCTCGTCCAGGGGCACCTTCGGAAAGGCCGTCAGGGCGCTGCCTTGCGAGGCGTTGAGCACCGTGACGCCCAGGCGCCTCAGCGTCTCCGCCTGCGCATCGAGCGCGGCACGCCACCGCGCCAGGCTCTTTCCCGTGGGGTTGTTCAGGCCGCCGTCGTGCTCGCCGTGCCAGTGCAGCCCGTCACGATCATGCATATCGAAACCGACGAGCACGATCTTCGCACACCCGAACTGGACGGCGAGATTGATCGCCTGGAACCCGGAGTTGCCACCGAACCCGATGGCGCCGAACCGGTTGACCATGAGCTCGTCGCGGCGCGTGTCGATCTTGACGGGCTTGATGTCGTAGCGCTTGGACATCGCCCTGGCGTCCGCTCCGATCCGGAGCCCGCCAAACTCCTGGGCGCCTTTGTACCGCCGCCACCATGCTGCGTCGCAAGCGTAGAGGACATCCGCCCACGGCACGAGCCTGTAGCTCGTGTTGACGGCTATGACCCGCGCTTTCCCCTGCGCTTGCTCAAGGTCGGCCGTTCCGGCACTGGGGCCGCCGGCGACGATGACGCAGGTGTCTCCAAGCCATCGCGGCCACCAGCCTGGAGCTCCGTAAAAGCCTCGTTGCCGTCCGCACGGCCGAAGACGATCGGCGCGGCGATGGACTCTTCGGGCTCCGGGACCTGGACGGCATAGCCGAGGGCGATCAGCTCCCGCGCCTTCCAGTCGTCGACATCCGGGACGATCTCGCCCTTGCGGGTGTACTCGCGGCCGTCGAGCAAGGTCTTGAGCGCTTTGATTCTCATGTCTGTCTCCGGATAGAGGGGCGGGCAAGAGGCCCGCCCCCGTCATTCCGCGTGGTCGAAAGCACTACCCGGGTCACGCCGAAGTCAGCGTGTCGATCTCGCCGGTGACGAATGCCTCGGGACGATAGGTGGCGAGAGCCAGGCGCTCCTCGATGCGGATCGTGACCATGTTCTTGACGAAATCGTCCTCGTTCTCGGTCGACAACAGAACCTCGACCCCCATGCGGTCGAAGATCTGCGCCGCGAGGTTGAACGCCCCCGTGAGGAACTCGCCGGAGATCATCGCCTGCGTCTGGACCACCGGGAGGTTCCAGAGCGACGGGCCGATCGGCGAATTGGCGTTGCCCACGATGTAGCGGCCTTCCTTGTCCTTGGTCAGCTCGATCCGCGTCCAGTCGATGGGGTTGAGAACGAAGCCGCTCGCCGGATACTCGGCGAGAACCACCTGGAGCACCGCAAGGCGGAGGCGATCGATGGCCGTCTCGTCGGACGGATTGAACGCCGGCG